AGGGTTGGCGCAGGTTGATGTATCCAAACTACAGCAGTCGGCTACCGGCGAAGAGTTCCTGAAAAATCTGTCGGACATTCTGCCAGGGTTGCAGAAGTGGCAGCAGCGCTCTTTGCAGGAGACTTTCGGCCTATCTGACGCAGCCATGAAAACCCTGCAAGACGGGCGCGGCAGGTTTGAGCAGTTGATTGCTGATGCCGACAAGTACGCGGACAACTTGGACAAGGCGGCAAAGGCTGGGCGCGAATACAACGAAGCACTGGCAAAGGTTGGCATTCAGCTTGAGTACATCGCGCAAAAACTGGCTGACGGGATTCTGCCTCAGTTCACCAGCTTGCTAAATGGCTTTAGCGCGTTCATCGACAAGAACATGAGCAAAGTCGGCGCTGCTGCTGACTACATTTCTGACAATGCTGGCTCGGTTGCAGCAGTTGGCGGTGGTTTAACTCTGGCGGCAATCGGAAGTGCGGTTAAGGGCATCGGAGGCAAGCTCGGTATGCGCGCTCTAACTGCTGCTGGTACTGGTGCAGCATATGGCGGGGCGGCTGGTGCTGCGGCTGGGGTGGGGTCTCTGCTGTATGATCTGAAGGCATCCGACATTAAGGACATGACGGGCTACGATGTAAGCCCATACTACCGCGCACCTTCGGAAACCGTAGCGGCTATTGGTGACTGGTGGCGAGGTGATAGCAATAAGCCGCAATCTCAAAGACCTAACTTATCTAAAATAGCGCGCTCTGATGAATCCATCCCATCGCCCGATTGGTACAAGGGAAGCGCTACCACGCCTGAACAAGCAACTATACGACCTAGCCTGCCGCAACAAGCTCGCAGTGATAAATCTGTTCCTCAGCCCATCGTGATTGACAACCGCATTACGCTGGATGGCAGGGAGCTGGCGCGCTGGAAGAAGGAGCAGGACGCACTGCTAAACTACGCGACAATTGACGAAATATCTTCTACGGTGGCGCGCTAATGCTAAATATCATTTTCCCCAAAAAGTCACCACTGGTTAATGGCTACTCTTTTGACGCGGTCCTAGAAGACACGCTAGAAATGTCGATTGAGTTGACGCGCTACCCCATCGAATCCGGGGTAAACGTCAATGACCATCGAATCATTAACCCCACGAAATACTACATCACAGGCGTGTATGGCTCGAAGCCTTTAAAGCCGCTGATTAGTCTTAATAACTTCAATCCCGCTGACTTGGCAGGTGTTGCTATTGGCGCAGCAACAAACCTATTTCGCGATAATCCTTTGGTGGCTGCAATCGGCGGCTTATCAGCTGGCTGGCTGGCTGGGTCACAGCAGACTAGGGCCTCTACAGCACTAGAGTTTTTCGCAACATTGATGCGCGCTGGACTTCCTTTCAACGTGGATGCTGTTGACGTTCAGCTAAAAAACATGGTTATCACCAAGCTGTCACGCACCAAAGACAACTCTAACGAGACGGGCATGATTTTGGTGCTTGAGCTTCAAGAGCTAATCACGCTTGACCGAATCAATGCGCAAGGCGGTATAGACCCTACGCCTGACCAATTGATTGACGGCGACCCTTCGCAAACATCGTGCAGCCGTGACTACCACCGGGGGCAGCAGGTGGGTGACACGTCAGTAAGCCCCGCTGTGGCTACTGCCGTGACGCAGACCGTGATTACACCCACACCATTACCTCCACTGCAATGATTAACATCACACTGAATTCAGGCGTCCAAAACTCGCGGCAGCGATTTAGCCAGCGCATTGATGGCAGATTGTTCCGTTTTGAAGTTGACCGCGTTAGCTACTGCGCAGACCCGTATTGGTTGATGAATGTCTATATCAACGGAGAGCCGCGCAAGATGGGTTGCCCTTTGCTGTCAGGCGTGGTGCATGACTTTGGCGAAGATGGCCGTTTGGTGTTTGTCGGTGACGAAGCAACACTAGATAATCTAGGCAAGGCAAATAAATTAGTTTGGATTCCTGCTGAATGAACCAATACTTACGCAAGTGGAAAATCGAGATTGACGGTAAGCCATATCTCGAATCACAGCACGAAGGCAATCTGCGCGTTGTTTTCGATATTGACGTGGCAGTGATGAATGCCGTATCCACTGCGGACATTCGCATTTACAACCTGAAAACAAACACCGGCATTCAGCAAGGAAGCACAATTCGCTTGCATGCTGGATACGAGAATAATTGTGACGTTATTTATTCGGGTGTAGTCACTAACATTTTCAAAGAGCGCCAAGGTGCTGACATTGCTACGCGCCTGCTTTGCCGCAATGGCGCGGCACTGGTAAACAATCAACGAGGCACGGCCACAGCACCACCATACGGTGCAGGCGTTCGCGTCACTGAAATCATCAAGGACTTGGCTGCTCAGTGGCCGCTGGCTCTTGAGATGGACGAAGATCAGTTCAAAGATGACCCGCCAATGTCTAGTGGCTACACGGCCAATGGCGACATTCCACAAATCCTGGACGCACTGGCGCGGCAGTATAAATTCAGTTGGACGCAAGAGCTGGGCGCGCTGGTTATCACCAAGGATGATAAAGAGCGCAAGACACAGATGTTTGAGGTCAATCTGCAAACAGGCATGGTGGGCATCCCGGAAGTCACGCGCGGCCCGTCTGGAATGGGTGTGTACGTCACGACACGAATCAACCCGGCTATTCGCGTAAATTCCCGAATCAATATTACAGCGCGTTTTTCCACGTTCAACACTGGCGATCAGAAGTGGGTAGAGAACAATCCAGACCTAAGCGCTAACGGCGAGTACAACGTCTTTACCATGAAGTACGAAGGCGACACGCACGGCGATGCGTGGAATCTGTCTATTGACGGCATGCGGCCAGGCACAGCACCAGTCCCGGTAAACATCGAAGGCGGCGCGCTGGTGTGGGGCAAGCGAGTTAATGAGGAATTCCGCAACAAGGTGCGTGCCATTGCCAAGGAGCAGGGGTTAGACCCTAATTGGTACATGGCGATCATGGCGTTTGAGACTGGCTACTCATTCAGTGCATCACAACGCAACAATGGCGGAGGTTCGGCGCGTGGACTGATTCAGTTTATGCCAGATGTGGCGGTGGAGCTTGGTACGACTTCTCAGCAGTTGGTGCTTATGACCGAAGTAGAGCAGTTGGATTATGTAAAAAAGTATTTCGCACGATACCGCTCACAGATTCGCTCCTTCCCTGATATGTATATGGCAGTGCTGTGGCCTAAAGCTATGACTGCAACGCTTGATTATGTTTTGTGGGAACTAGGCACATCCACAAATAGGCAGTACCAAGCAAACAGTGGTCTAGATATAAACGGCGATGGTAAAATCACTAAAGCCGAAGCGTTTTCGCGCATTCAAAAGGTATTTGAAGAAGGCAAGAAGCACGCAGCATGATAGACCCGAAATTTGTCACACAACCGCATGCAATTAAAACCTCTTTCATAGAAATGATGAAAGGCGTTTGCACGTCTATCCCTGCGCATATCGTGACATTCAACCCGGCATTGCAGCGCGCACAGATTCAAATCGGCATTCAGACTGTTTTGATTGACGGCACGACCGAAGCCCCGCGTGTGATTGAAGATGTGCCGGTGGTGTTTCAGGGTGGAGACTATACGCTAGAGTTTCAGGTTGGCAACGGCACAGAAGGGTGCTTGATCTTCTCCCAGCGCTGCATTGACGGATGGAAGAACTCTGGCGGCATCGCTGCTAATCCACTATCGCGGTTCTTTGACCGTCAGGACTGCTACTTTGTGCCGGGTATGCGCAGCCAGCCGGGTGCTATTACTGGCTTTGCGAATGATGGGATTCGTCTGCGCAACAAAACCGGGAACCAATTTGCATGGCTAAAAAATGATGGTTCGGTAGAGATGGCAAATGGAGCGGGTTTTGTTCGCCTTATGGCTAATGGTGATGTGAACATCAATGGCGTGATCTTTAAACCCGGCGCTGAAATTGATTTTAGGGCGCACCGTCACAGCGGCGTGCAGTCTGGCGGCAGTAATACAGGTGGAGTGGTTACATGATTGTTCGCGGACTAGACGAAAACGGCGATATTCTCACCAACGGCATTATGTTTGTCCGTGACCGTGAGTGCGTGCGACAAACCATTGTTACTCGCCTAAAGCTCTTTCTTGGTGAGTATTTCCGAGACATTAATGACGGCGTGCCTTGGTTTCAATCAATACTTGGAAAGTTTGAAAACATCGCTGCTGTTGAATCAATTTTGCGCACTCGTATTGCAAACACAGACGGGGTTGTGCGTCTGCTTTCGTTCAACTTAGATTATGATGGCGTCACCCGCGCATTAACTGTTTCCGGCTCCGTTTTAACGCAATTCGGCGCGCAAGAATTTGAGGTATCGAATGGCTGAACTAACGCCAGAAGGCTACAAACTAAAGAGCCAGAACGAGTATTTTCAGGACGAGCGCGCTCTATATCAGGCTATTGACCCAGCGTGGGATTTAGACCCATCTACACCTGATGGCCTGAAGGTTGCACACGATGCGGAAATCTTCTATGCGCTAGATGAAGCGCTGCTGGCTGCGTACAACTCCAAAGACCCCGACAAAGCGCGTAGCGAAGATTTAGAGGCTATTGCTGCATTCGCTGGCATCTACCGCAGCCCAGGTACACGCTCTGACGTGACTGTGCGTTGGTACGGGAACCCCGGCGCTGTGGTGCTATCTGGCTCTATTGTTCGCTCTCGCACCACAGGCATTCAGTGGACAAGCGAGCAAGCCTACACGGTGCTACCTGCTGGTTATGTTGACGTGCAGATGTTCGCGCCTACCATTGGAGAGACTTCGGCAGACATTGGCACGCTGACGGAGATTGTCACAGTGATGGCGGGCATTACACGATGCGAAAACCTTACACCCGCTAATCTAGGTTTGGAGCCTGAACGAGACAACGCACTACGCATCAAGCGCCGTCGATCAGTCGGTAAGCCCGGTAATAACCAGCTTGACGCCATGTATGCGGAGATTGTCGGCACGAAAGACGTGCGGCGCGTGGCTATTTACAACAATCCCACGGGCAGTGCGGTAGTTTCAGACAGGAATCCCCACGGACTACCTGCGCACTCCATTGCATGCGTAGTTGATGGCGGCGCTGATGAAGACGTAGCTATGAGTATCTATCTCAAGCTCAATCCCGGCCCTGAATTAGTGAATGTCGCCAATGAAGTGAATGTGCTGGTTCAATCGCCTACTCGCGCAAGCCACACAGAGGAAATCATCTTCGCGCGGCCGGAAGATGTGCCAATCGCTGTCGACGTAGAAATTGCAGGCGGCGCTTTCCCCGAAGACGTGGACAATCAAATCAAAGCCGCGATCATGGATTACGCGGTTGGCTCTTTGATTTCTCCAGAAGTTGGGTTCAGGTCAACAGGTTTTGGTATTGGTGAATCTGTACCTTATAGCGCGATGTTCACTCCGATTAATAAGGTAGTAGGCGCTTATGGCGGCTACATTAGTTCTTTGACTTTGAATGGCGCAATGGCTAACGTTCCAGTTGCATACAATCAATTATCGCGCTGGTCAGAATCTGCCATTACGGTGACAATAGCGCCATGAGCCTGAAGTACGTACCAAACCGCATTTATGCGCAATACCGTGACCAGAAAAAGATGGTCGCGTGGTTGCGCATTGCGCGTACTCTAGGTGTGTCAATAGATGAGGCCGCTGCAAAAGTAGCACGCTCATACATTATTGACGAGGCAGAAGGCGAGCAGCTTGACGTTATCGGTAGAATTGTTGGAGTCAATAGAGACTTTATCAACAAGATACCGTTAAACGCTCCACAATTCGGCGCTGATGCTGATGAAGATTGCGATTTTGGAGCGGAGGATGCTTTCTTTTCCGCGCCAAGCATGGCAGATGATTCTGCAATGAGTGACGGCCTATTCAGGCTGCTAATCAAGGCGAAGATTCTAAAAAACAACAGAAACGCCACACTGGAAGATATCATCGAGCAAATGGTTTTGTTGGTTGGCGTAGATTTCCTGCGAATCAACAACCCCGGAGATATGACATTCTCCATTGAGTTTGCTGGTGATATAACTCCTTTGCAGCGATATGCGCTGTTCAATGAAGATATTATTCAGATTCCGCAAGGGGTTTTGTTCAATGGATTCGTTGAGTTAACTGGAATTTCAGAATTTGGAAATGATGATGACTTCTTCGGTAATGAAGAATCAATGTTTGCACCTTATGGGGGTATTTAATGGCAATTAATCTTTTCAACAAATACGGAAGCCGGGCAAATCCGCCTTCTATGGATTATCCAGAGGGGTCTATCAAGAACCGCTCTGCTCCAGACGTAAAGGATGGAACACCGCTTGACGCAGACTGGGCGAATGACCATCAGGGGTTTTTTCAGTCTTTGCTTTCAGCGGCTGGAATTGCTGCTAGTGGTACGCCAGATAAGGTTGGTGATTCGCAATATTTTGATGCGCTAAAATCCGTTATTCCACAAAATATTCCATCATCGACAGAGCTAACACGCGGTGTCGCAAAAATCGCCACTTCGGCAACCGCACAGGGTTTTTTAGATGACTTAGACATCATCACAAGCAAAAAACTTGCAGATAGCATGAAGGGTGGAAATTCATCTTTGCTTTCTAGTGGATTTCAAAAGTTTGCAAATGGATTAATATTCCAATGGGCTTCTGTTACACATACACAAGGCCAGGCAACAATAACATTCCCAATAACATTTCCAAATGCAGTTCTGAATGCTCAATTCACACCAATGATTAGTTCTTATAC